AAATTTTTCTTCATCAAACAAAATCCTATGTAAAGGATAGACAAGATTGATAAGTGTAGATTTTGCATGACCTCTAGGTGCAACAACTGCTAGCTTTGAGCCAATATCAAGATTTAAAAGCTTTGATACTATCTTTTTGTGAAAGTCAGGCGACTTACTTCTAATATGATAATGCATAGGTTGCTCTGGGTCACCAAGAATAAATTTAGCAAAAAAGAATATATCTAAATACATTCTTTTCATTAGCGCTTCTCTTTCTTCTATAGTGTAAGATAACTGCATTACTTAATCTTGTTTTTTACCCTTAGTATCTGTGCGCTTAGATAAACGCAAGCATCTAATAACTCTTCCAATGTTTCTTGTACAAAATCTCTATCATCATCCAAAGGTACGTCTTGTTTGTATTTAGATTGACCCAAATCAAGTCTGTCTGATATCATTTGTTTGATTTCTTCGTTGATGCCTTTTTCTTTTTTTTGTTGCGTAATTTTTTCATTCCCTTCATCAATGTAGTTTTCAATCTTGATGTACTATCTGTGAATCGAAGTTGATTTGTAGATAAATATTTAGGCATCTGCTTTTCCTAGAAAGTTATTTTCATATATATCAAGCTTACTATTAAGCTCATCGATATGTTCAATCATGTTTAAAATTAACTCTGAAACTTTTGGCTCTACAAATGTTTCTTTGTTATCAAGCATAATGATACCAGAATAATTGGTATCTATCTCAATCGATATAGTTGCTTTCGGTATTTTCCGTTTCAAGAACACCATCTATTCCTTTGTCTTTTACAATATTAATTAATTTACCAATGTCTTTATCTGATAATTCTTTTCGTGCCTCTGCTAGCAGTTTCTTATCTCCTTCTGATATCATAATAATATTTTGTGTCTTTTCTTCTTTTTCTTTCTTTGTGTGTCCTAATAAATCGGAAACTCTGTTGAGTGCATTTAGTTTTGCATTTGGTGGGGCATCTATTATTAAATCTTTATACTGATTGGCAACCCATTCATCATCAATACCAATCTCCATAAACTTTTCACGCATATTCATGCTAATCCTATCAGTGATATGTTTCTTGCGTAAAATTCTAATACCTCTTCTAAGCGCTTGCTGGGGATTGTTCTCACTGAAGGAACTGGTATATGCATCCACAATCGATTGGGAATCGAACTGTCCATTTTTGTCGATTGTTCCATGTTTGGAGAGATAGTCGGCAAAACGCTTTTGGAGTGCTGTGGGCGGAATGTTTCTAACGTACTGCTTGTGTACCAGCTCATCTCCTGTCCAGTTCTTTTGCTGTTTGGCGTAGATTTTTCCGTAGTAAGTGGGAGTTTCTCCAAAACCTGTACGGATAAAAGTAAGCGGTTTAATTTTACCTGCGATGTTGTAACTACGCCTTCCAATACATTGCACAATCTTATTATCATGAGTGAGAATCCAATCGCCAACCTTTGCCTTACGCCAGTTTTCAATGGTCTTAATTTTAAGAGAGTCTGCTTCATTTGCTTCATAGACATCAAACTCTTTTCCTTTGCATTTTACTTTCAAGTTCTAAAATGGAGTGTCATCTTCTTTTGGTTCAAGCTTAAGACTTGTATATTCATTACCAGTGTTCTTTGAAGTATTTTTCCAACCTGCTATGTTATATACTACTCCATTTACTTTTACATTACCAGTAAAATCAGGCTGCGTTTCTTTTTGCTTGCCTTGATTGGTAAATAAGTTTCCTCCGAGTTCTTTTAATTCATATCCCATGTGTTTTCCTTTTTTGTTTGTTGGTGGCTGTAAACCTAAGGTTTATAAAGCATATAAGTAAACCTTTTTTAAAAATAATATATCTATGTTATTTATAAACCTAAGGTTTATACTGCTTATGCAGTGCTATGCGTTGGCAATGCGATTGCTATGGCTATGCTATGCGAATGTTAAAAACTGTAAAAAATTTTTATGGAGGGTACTATATATATGACGGGGTGGGTTGCATATCGGTTTGCGTTTTATTATATAGGTTGACTTGACTTTTTTATTGACGATAAAAGGTTCAAAACGCTCAATATTATATTTATATTGACAGCTCAAAAGCTAGCACCATTTTATAAAAAATAAAGCTTGGTACAGTAAAGTATAATACCTTAATATAAAGCATGGCAACAGCGCCAAAAAAAACCAACATAAAAAAAGGACAATATTATGTTACTAAATAACAATACTATTACTATCAATGATAACCCTGTTACAATCAATCAAAAGCTAGCGCAAATTGAGGCTAACGCAATTATTGAAAATTTTGAAAAAGACTTTGGCTTTGATTTGCTAGCACTGCCAAGCCTAGACCTGCCATTAAAAGAGTATTGCAGGGAATTAGTAGCTCAAGCCTGCAATGACGAAATCGAAAGCAGTGGCGAGTGCTTACAATGTTTCCATAATAGCGTCAACCATCATTGCCCATGCCAATATAAATAGATAATAGATTATCTATATAAAAGGGTTACCTTTAACTAGGTAGCCCTTTTTTTTTGTCCTATACCTATCAATATCAAAACAATACTTATAAATAAATATCTAAAATACCTTTTAAAAGCTCAAAACATAGGCTACAATCAATTTTTATTGCTCTATGCTAGCATCCTATACCCTCAGAGATAAAAAAGCCATATTAAGCCATTTTAAAAGCTTATACAATACGCAATTAACGAACGGCTAGTATATACCTTTAATAAACCTTTAATAAATATAATATGAATGTAATGAATATTATATTTTTAAAGGTAATTAAAGGAATACGATAATGGTCACAGCAATCAAAACGACGACGAAAAAACATGGAACGAAGTTCACCCTTAAAGTGACGGGCAAAGAGTCACGAGGTTTCAATCAAGTCAATCACTTTAGTGATACGGCAAAAGCCTTGAGACTTGCAAATAAAGTAAATCGATATAACGATTTATTCCCATCAAAACAATACAAATAGGACACTAAAATGAATACAGAAAAAACATATAAAATATACAATAAAAAAGATAATGAAAATTATTTCAGAACATTCAATACTAATTCAGATTGTTACCATTGGATAGTGAACCATTTAGATTTATCTAAAGAATGGAGCTACGATTACAAGGAACCTAGACTTGTAACCTGTACTCAGAAAATAAACAAGGAGAATATCTAATGAGAGTAACAATCGAAAATATTAAATCTAAAGTAGATAAAATAAATAAAATATTTTCTAATAAGAATGAAATTTATCATCTAGACCAAGCCTATGGTGGATATAGATTGGTCAAAAAAGATGAGGACGGCTACCTTGAAGTGTCTTACAGGATGAACAAGAAAGAAATAAATATATATTTATTAGGATTTTTGAAAGGAGCAAATAATGGGTAGACGAAGTTATCCAATATGGCTTGATATTTTTAATAGTGGCTATGCCACTGATAAAAGTCATGGAGTTAAAGAAAAAGAAAATACAAAAATATTTGTCGGAACTAGCGCTAAGAATAGTCACTTCTTTTTATCAACAGAAATAGAATGTCATAACTATAAAGATGGTTCTAAACATTTTCTTTTCTTTATTGATGGAGTACTTATAAAAATAGCTGTCTTAAATACCGATGGCACTTTAGAAGTAAAAAAAGAACGAATCAAAGAACTCTTATAAGGAGGGTATAAAATGCATATTGAATTTATAAAAGATAAAAATAATGATATTATAAATCATAATTACTATTGTTCAGATTATTGTCATCAGCTAAAAAGTGGCGACAATTACGAAGGGTGGAATGGATGTTATGAATTAGACAAAGATACAAAATGTAATAATTGTAATAAAAATATAAAGGGTACAAAATGAACTTTGACGACGACAAAGTATGGGAATTCTTACTAAAAGTATTGTTCATATTTTATCTAACAACACCGATAGTGTTGGCACTGCATATAATGTGGTAAGCCGAGCTAGCAAAAAACTTAATGTTTTATATTTAAGGTTAAACAAAGTGTACCTTAAATAAAAACATGTAACCAAAAAAAGGAACCGAAAATGGCAAACTATTCTTACAACGACATATCTTATATGACGACAAAAGAGCTAAAAGCTCACTGCATTGATAAATGCAAGGAACTTGGTAAACCAAGGTCTTGGGTACAAACTGCTACTAATGACGAACGTAGACAATTTTTACGAGATGGAAATGCTCCGAATGGTGGCGAACCGCAAAAGCCAACTATGCCGTCACCTAGTAGCGGTGCTAGCACTCCGCAGCCTTCGGCTGGCAGCATGGAAGAAATGATAGTCAATGCTGTATCACAGAAACTAAAGGACGAGGTAGAATCCGATGTACTTAACGTCGCTAGTAAAATGGAAACCGAGATGAAAGACTTGCTAGCGCAAGCCGAACAATCGGTCAAACCTGTCACTATTGAAATCAAAGACAGACCTACTATCGACCTTAGTAGTACTTTGACCCATCCAAAATTCACTGATGTATTCGAGGCTTTACATTACAAAAAGACAGCACTGCTAGTTGGACCTGCAGGTACAGGTAAGTCAACCCTCGTCAAACAAGTTTGGGATAAGCTAGCAACAATCAACGACATGGATTCAAAGACTAGCTTTCAATATATCGGCTGTTCAGCAGGACTTAGCGAAGCTATGCTACTCGGCAAGATGGATGCGCATGGTAAATATCATACAGGACTTGCTGTCGATAAGTTTGAGAATGGCGGTCTTAACTTATGGGATGAAGCCGACGCTATGGACGGTAATGCAGGACTTATTAGAAATGCTATGCTAGATGGTCAAGGCTATATTGCAGTACCGAATAGGACTTACAATCAAGTTGCTTGGAAACATGAGAATTATTTCGATGCTAGCTGTATGAATACCTTTGGCGACGGACAAGACTTCTCATATAGTGGCAGGGAACAGCAAGACTCGGCAACACTTGATAGACTTGGCGACGTTACCATATTTATCGACTATGACAAAGGCTTGGAAAAAGCAATCATTGGTGAGGGCAATGAGAGATGGGCAAGCATGCTGTGGGAGCTTAGACAGCGCATGAACAAAGAGCATATTCATGAGAGAATCATCAGCACTAGACGATTTGCCGACGCACAAATATGGCAAAAAGCAGGCAAGTCAATGAATTGGTATATCGACAGGATTACCACTTCATGGACCCCTGAGGAACTTGATAAGGTCAATATCAAACAACTAAAAAGGGAGTACAAATAATGGACAAATATCCAGTACTTAAATTCGATAGCTTAAAGCATTTACAATCTGAGATAAAAGCAAATAATTGGGAATATTCTGACAAAAATCGTGATAAAAAATGGCGCTATGGTCAATACTTTGATACATATGATATGCACATGCAAGCCCTTAATCATGGACGAACTACGCCAACTTTGCTAGCACACTACAAAAGAATCCGCAAGCTCTTGGAATCAAAAGTCAAAGTCAACAACATCAAAGGTATGGGTATGTCATGCAAGCGCAAGCGCAGGTTCGTAGATGATGGCGACGAAGTAGATATTGACAGGTATCTAACTAATAGTGATACGCCTTGGACTATCACTAAACGCAACAAAAAAGCAAAAAGAATTGTGCTAGCAATCAACTTTTCGCTGTCAGCAGACAACAATGAAGCTAGCTACGCTAAAGTTGTTTCAGCAGGTGCGTTCTTAGCCGATGTTCTAAACAAGCTAGGTTATGCTGTCGAAATAATTGGCACTAGCTCAAATGGATATAGCGGTCGCAAAGACTATGAAAGCACTTGCGTGGCGATTACTTTCAAAAATAGCTCTAGAAAGCTTGATGTTCAAAGAGTCCTTAGCATGGGTTTGAGCGGATTACACAGGACCTTAGTTTTTGGTATCAGAGAAAAGCTGTGGAAGTATAATAGCACTATGGGTTATCAACAGATGATGCCAACAGAAATCAAAGAAAAGCTTGGTATTTCTTATGTAGTACAGCAGTCTATCGTCAAAGACGAAAAGAAAATGATTGACGAATTTCAGAGGGTAATTACAGGACTTGTAGAGAAAAAAGATGCACGAACAATGGAATGGTTATAATAGATTTCATTATGAAATTAATGAATAATGAAATATATTAAAACACATTACTATAATACAAAAAAGGAGATTTTGTGAACAAAAAAACATTTGATAGGATAATGGACACTTATGCTCAAGACATGTCTAATATGGAAAACATTGTAATAATGCTTATCGATACACTTGCCGATACAAAAGAGGACAGAAGAAAAGCATTGATGAGATTTTACTTGCAATTTATTAAAACCATATCAATGGGCATTGAGTCGAAAACTGAGGTAAAAACTAAGTTTATGGTAGATATGATGATTACATCTATGGCAAGGAGATTGAAAATTGTTGATAAAAATGATATTGTTAAAATTAGAGTTAGTGGTAAATCAAAAAGCGGTGATGATACAATGATAGAATGTAGATTTCAAACTATGACTTTGTCCGATGAAGAAATGCAAGAAATTGAAGATTTGAGTCAAAAAGTATCTGGCTACGAACAACATTTTGTGAATCCAACAGGCGAAAAGGTTATGGCATGAGCGAATACACAGATTCAGATTATGTTTTTGATAAGCTAGCTGATGAGATATTTCCGTCTTTACAAGATATGTATGACGA